GAACACGTCGTCTCAGAATAAATTTCGGGCGATGGGCCCCAGGCTGGTCACGCTGCGTGAACGAGGGGGTGAAATCGTGCTCTCGTTCCTGCTCAGGCGCCTGCGGGTACACCGTCGATCCGACCAGGCCCGACGCCGACGCCCCTACTGCGGGTGCGGTCGGCGTCACCTCGGGCCGCGCTGACCTGCAGGAGGTGACGCGCCATGGGACGCACCGCCCAGCCCGCCGCCCTGAAGCTCATCGGCGGCCGCGGCAACGGCACCGACTCCGGCGGCCGCAAGGTCAACCCGGGGCCGGCCTTCCGCCGCATCGCACCGAACCCGCCGACGTGGATGAGCGCGGAGGCGAAGGCCGAGTGGCGCCGGGTGACTCCCGGCCTGCAGCGCCTGGACCTCCTCAAGGAGGAGGACCGCGCGGTCCTCGCCGCGTACTGCGAGACGTGGTCACAGTTCGTCACCGCCACTCGCACGGTCACCCGCGAGGGCATCACCGCCGAGGTCACGACCATCAGCGCCTCCGGCAGCGAGACCACGCGCACCGTGCCGCACCCAGCCGTGGCGATCGCCCGGTCCGCCGGCCGCGAGCTCCGGGCCATGGCTGTTCAGTTCGGCCTGACCCCCTCGAGCGAGCAGGCCCTCGCGAGAGGGGCCGACGATGGCGAGGACGACAACCCCTTCGCGTAGCGCACGCAAGCCCGGCAAGGCGAAGGCCGCGCCGCGCGTCGACACGGTGGAAATGCCGGACCAGGAGACGCTGGACCGGCTGAAGCTCTCCCCCGAGGTCGGCTGGTTCCTGGCCTCACGCGGAATCCCGCTGCCGGACTGCCCGCCGCTGCACAAGACCCCCGAACCGCGCGACGAGCCGGGCGCCCTGTTCGACCCGGCGCGCGTCGACAAGGTCATCAAGGCCTTCTCCAAACTGCGGCACACCAAGGGCCAGTGGGCGGGCAAGCCGCTCAAGCCGGACCCGTGGCAGGTCGCGTACGTGATCGCGCCCGTCTTCGGATGGGTGCACTGGGACGACGACGCCGACGGCTACGTCCGGATCATCTCCGAGCTGTACGTGGACGTCCCGCGCAAGAACGGGAAGTCGACGCTCTGCGGCGGTATCGCGATCTACATGACGTGCGCGGACGATGAGCCCGGCGCTGAAGTCCTTGCCGCGGCGACGACCAAGGACCAGGCCCGCTTCGTCTTCGACCCGATCCGGAATCTGTGCGACAAGGCGCCCGCGCTCAAGGGACACGTCAAGCCGCTCAGGGACAAGATCGTCCACCCGAAGAGCGGCTCGTACTTCCAGGTCATCTCGAACGTCGCGGACGCCCAGCACGGTGCGAACCTGCACTGCTACATCTGCGACGAGCTGCACATCCACAAGACGCCGGACATGCTCGAGACCCTCGAGACCGGCACCGGCTCCCGCCGTCAGCCGCTCGGCGTGGTCATCACCACCGCCGACACCGGCAGACGCGAGACCCCGTACGACAACAAGCGCCGGCGTATCGAGCAGCTGGCGCGCGGAGTCCTGCACGACCCGTCCGTGTACGGCGTCATCTTCGCGGCGCCGGAGGGCGCCGACCCGCACGCCGAGGAGACCTGGCGGGCGGCCAACCCCGGATTCGGGATCTCACCCACCCGCTCCTATCTGGTGAAGGCCTCGCGCAAGGCGGAGTCGTCCCCGACCGAGCTGGCCTCGTACCTGCGGCTCAACCTCGGGATCCGGACGCGGCCGGACGGCAAGTACCTGCGGATCGAGGACTGGGACCGCAACGCGGGAATGGTCGACGAGACCGCGCTGCACGGCCGGGAGACCTGGGGCGGCCTGGACCTCGCCGCAACGTCCGACCTGTGCGCGCTCGCCTGGCTGTTCCCGAACGACGAGGACGGCACGCTCGACGCCGTCTGGAGGTTCTGGACGCCGGAGGACAACCTCGCGGCCCTGGACAAGCGGACAGCCAAGGCCGCGAGCCGATGGGTGAAAGAGGGGTGGCTGACCAAGACCCCCGGCAACGTCGCCGACTACGACTGGATCAAGGACCAGATCAAGAAGGACCGCGACGTGTTCCGCGTCCGGTCGATCGGCTACGACCCGTGGAACGCGAGCCAGTTGACCAACGACTTGGTCAGCGAGCGGGCGCCGATGGTCAAGGTGAGGCAGGGCTTCCAGACCATGAGCCCGGTCCTCAAGGAGACCCAGCGTCTGATCAAACGCGGGACTCCGGAGAGGACGGTGCTGCGCCACGGCGGCAATCCGATCGTGCGCTGGTGCGTCGACAACATGGCCGTGGTCCAGGATCCGGCGGGCAACGTGAAGCCGGACAAGGCGAATTCCGGCGACAAGATCGACGGCGTGTCCGCGCTGCTGACCGCCATGTCCGAGGTCCTCGCCAGGCCCCCGCGCCGCAAAAGCCGGTACGCGGGCGAAGACGAAATCATGGTCGTGTAGCGGCCGGAAGCGGGAGGCTGCTGTGTTCGCGTGGCGCCGTACAGCGGTGCGTAAGAGGGTCGTCGTCAACCTCGCCGACAAGGCGTTCACCGGGATCCTGTGGGCCAAGCGCGGCCCGCTCCTGATCCTGCGCAACGCGGAACTCCTCGAGGCCGGCCGCCCCGCGCAGCCCGTCGACGGCGAGGTCGTCGTCGAGCGGTCGAAGGTGGAGTTCACCCAGGTCCTCGCGGGCGGGGGTGACTGATGGCGTTCGTGGTCAGCTCCGGTGAACTCTCCACCACCGGAGCCGGGGTCCTCCCCACGTACGCGGCGATGTCGCTGCGGGCCGCGCCGTGGGAGTACGAGACGATCTGGCGCACCCAGCCCCAGGTCCGCACCGTCATCGGGTTCATCGCCAGGAACATTGCCCAGCTCGGCGTCCACGTCTTCCGGCGGGTGAGCGACACCGACCGCGAGCGGCTGCGCGACCACCCCCTCGCCCAGCTGCTTGCCGAGCCGCTGCCGGGTATGACGCAGTACCGGTTCATCGAGCGGCTCGTGTCCGACCTCTGCCTCTACGACAACTGGTACGGGATCAAGCTGAAGCTCGACGGCAGGCTGCGGATCCTGCCCGTGCCGCCCACGCTGATCCGCCCGTACGGCGGGAACTGGATCCGCCCTGACCACTACGAGACAGCGGGCGGCAGGGAGTTCGGGGTGGACGAGGTGGTCCATATCCACGGCTACTCGCCGACCGACCTGACCTACGGCGAGTCCCCGATCGAGGCTCTGCGGGATCTGATCCTGGAGTCGGCCGAGGCGACCAAGCAGCGCAAGGCCATGTGGAAAGGCGGGGCCCGCCTGACCGGTGTCCTCGTCCGGCCGGCCGACGCACCGGACTGGGACGGGAAGGACAAGGCGCGCTTCCGCGAGATGTGGCGGACGTTCTCCTCCGGCGGCGGCGCCGAGGGCGGCACGCCGATCCTCGAGGACGGCATGGACTACAAGCCGGTCGGCTTCAACCCCGAGCAGGCCCAGTACATCGAGGCGCGCAAGCTGACGCGCGAGGAGTGCGCGGCCGCGTACTTCATCCCGCCGCCGCTGATCGGGATCCTCGACCACGCCACCTACAGCAACATCAAGGAGCAGCACGCCCACCTGTACCAGGACACGCTCGGCCCCTGGACGGTGAGCACGCCGCAGGAGTTCGAGGCGCAGATCCTTCCCGACCTCCCGGGCGACAACCGGGACGTGTACTGCGAGTTCAACGTCGAGGCGAAGATGCGCGGCGACTTCGAGTCGCAGGCCGCCGCCGCGTCGACCGCGACGGGCGGGCCGTGGATGACACGCAACGAGATCCGGGCGCGGAACAACCTGCCGGCTGTCGAGGGCGGGGACGAGCTGATCGTCCCGATGAACGTCACCGAGGGCGGCCTGGCCAGTCCCCGGGACACCGCCCCCGAGCCGGGAGACGCGGCGCCCAAGGCGCGCGGCCTGCCGCGTACGAAGGCAAGCGGCAGGCCCTCGACCATCGGCAGCTTCGCATCCGAACGGGACGCCCTCGAGAAGACCCTCGTCCGCTTCACCGAGCGGCAGGCCGACGCGCTGCTGACGGCGGCCGGCGCGAAGGCTGACACGGACGGGATGCCGGACCTGCTCGCGCTCTGGGCGCAAGGGTCGGAGGACCGGATCGCGCAGCTGCAGGCGCTCCTCGCCCACCACGGGTTCCGGCTCGCGCAGGTCGGCGCGTGGGAAGTCCTGGACGTCCACAACCCGGAGGCCGAGGACTGGTCGGCCGATGTGATGCTCGCCTGGATCCTCGCTGCTTCTGAGACGCATGCGGCACAGCACGAGGAGGCCGGGAGAGAGGCCGTCGCCACGGTGCAGGAGGAGGGCGGCGACGGCTGGCGGGAGGCCCTGCAGTCGGCCGCGGGCGCGTGGGGCACCGCGGCCGCTGCACGGGCCCTGACCGCCTCCACCGAGCTCCGCAGCTTCGGCGGGCACGACGCGGCCGGCGCGAGCGGGCTGACGAAGAAGATCTGGCGCACCGGCGGCACCAACCCGCGCGCCTCGCACAAGGCGCAGAACGGCGAGCAGGTCTCGCTGGATGACGTGTTCTCCAACGGCCTGCGCTGGCCCGGGGACGGCAAGGGCGAGACGAAGGAGCTCGTCAACTGCAACTGCAGCCTCGACTACGCCAAGCAGAAGGAGGACTGACGTGGACTCCGGTGGCCTTCAGGCGAACGAGGGGCTGCAGCCCCTGAGCGAGCTCCGCGGCTCCGGTCTGCTGTGGCTGATCAACCGCGTCGTGTTCCACCCGCGCGGTCTGGCCCTCGCCCTGTACCAGGAGGAGGACGGCGAGATCACCGGATGGCAGCTGATCGCCGCCGGCGAGGGTGAGCCCTTCTCCTTCACGAACCGCGACGACGAGACCGGTTACCGGCGAGCTGAGGCGACCTTGCGCGCGGCTCTCACGAGGAAGGAGCACTGACGTGCGCACGATGGAAGTGACCGCCAAGGTCAAGGCGGCGGGCGTCGCCGACGGCCTGGCCGAGGGGCAGTTCATCGCCCTCGTCAGCGTGTTCAACAACGAGGACACCTACGGCGACGTCGTACGGCCGGGCGCGTTCACCCAGACTCTCGCCGACTGGGCGGCCAAGGGCGACGACGTCCCCGTCATCTGGGCCCACCAGTGGTCCGACCCGTTCGCCCACATCGGCCACGTCGTCAAGGCCACCGAGACCCTGCAGGGCTTGGAGGTCACCGGGCAGATCGACGACCTCGAGGAGAACGAGACCGCCGCCCAGGTATACCGCCTGTTGAAGGGCCGGAGGGTCACCCAGTTCAGCTTCGCCTACGACGTCCCCAACGGGGGCGGGGCGTGGGTGAAGGACGACGACCACCGATGGGGCGGTTACTACGAGCTCCGCCAGCTCGACCTTCACGAGGTCGGCCCGTGCCTGCTCGGCGTGAACCGCGAGACCGAGCTGCTCGCCGCGAAGGCCCAGAGCCTCGCCGTCGGCGCGAAGGCCGGCCGCGTCCTGTCCCAGAAGAATTTCGACTCCCTCACCTCGGCGTACAACGCCATCGGTGAGGTCCTGGCCGCCGCCGAGCCTGAGAAGGCCCGGCACCCGGCCGCCCCGAAGAACACCCCCGAGGAGACCGGCCAGCCCGGCTCTGCGGCGGCCAGCGGCACCACACCGCCCGCCCAGCCCCAGGAGCCCGCGCCCGCCAAGGCGACCCCGGAGACCACCCCCAGCACGACCGAGGACGAGACCACGCCGGACCCCCGCGAAGCATCCTCCGAGGATGCCGCCAAGGCCGGTGCCGACTCCCTCCGTCTGCGTTCCGACCTCGAGCTCCTGGAGCTCGAGGTCTCGCTCACGGAATGAGGAGACAATGGCCAAGACGATCAAGGAACTGATCGAAGAGGCGAAGCACCACCTGCTCAAGGCGCGGGAGATCACCGAGAAGGCTGAGAAGGACGGTGACCGCAACTTCACCGCGGACGAGTCCGCGCAACTGCGCGAGCACATGTCCAAGGCGACCGCGGCCAAGGCCGCGATCGAGGAGCTCAAGGGCAATCAGGAGCTCAAGGACACACTCGCCGCTCTCGGCGACGACATCGCCCTGAACGCCAAGACCGACGAGAACGGGCACCGGCAGACCGCGTCCGGGTTCCACCTGCCGGACAAGGCCAAGTCCCTCGGTACGCAGTTCACCGAGTCGGCCGAGTACAAGGGCCTGATGGCTCAGGCGCCGAACGGGCAGTTCGCGAAGAGCCAGCGTGTGCAGTCGGAGATGGTGGGCTTCAAGTCGCTGGTCACCGGCGGCTCCGACACCTCCGGCGGCGCCCTCGTCCAGAACGACTACCGCGGCCTGGCCGTCGGGCTGGACGTGTTCCAGCGGCCTCTGCGGCTGCGGGACGTCGTCACCCCCGGCACCACGACCTCGGACACGGTGGAGTACGTGCGCGTCACCTCGGTGACGAACAACGCCGCGCCCGTGGCCGAGGCGACGACCGCGGCCGCGCCGACCGCGCCGGAGAGCGCGGGCGCCCTGGTGAACGCGGCGGGCGGCGGCTACAAGCCGGAGTCCGGTCTCGCGCTGGCGAAGATCACCGCAGCGGTCAAGACGATCGCGCACTGGATGCCGGCCACCAAGCGGGCCCTGTCCGACGCCGCCCAGATCCGCACCCTCATCGACGCCTTCCTCCTGTACGGGCTGGAGGAGGAGCTCGAGGATCAGATGATCCAGGGCGACAACACGGGCGAGAACTTCGAGGGCCTGGCCACCGTGTCCGGCGTCCAGTCGCAGGCCTGGGACACCGACCTGCTCACGACGACCCGTAAGGCCAAGACCAAGGTCCGCACGGTGGGCCGGTCCTTCGCCAACGCCTACCTGTTTAACCCGGCCGACCTCGAGACCCTGGACCTCCTGCAGGACAACGAGGCCCGCTACTACTTCGGCGGCCCGTCCGGCGCGGGCATGGCCCAGCCGCTGTGGAGCCTGCCGGTCATCGAGACCGAGGCCGTCCCGGCCGGCACCGGCTACGTCGGCGACTTCCGCAAGGCCGTCCTGTGGGACCGGGAGCAGGCCACCATCCAGGTCACCGACTCCCACCTGGACTTCTTCGTCCGCAACCTCGTCGCGATCCTCGCCGAGATGCGCGCCGCGTTCGGTGTCATCCAGCCGTCCGCGTTCGTCGAGATCGACCTGACCGCCTGATAGGAGGCTGAACCCATGGCGTACCTCGACCCCGCAGGGGGCAGGGCCCGCGAGGGCAAGCAGACCGCCGCCGTCACCAACGCCGCAGCCGCGACCGCTTCGGCGGCCGCCGGCGCGACCCCGACGAAGGCGGAGTTCGACGCGCTCCTGGCCGACTGCAACGCGCTGCGCACCAAGCTGAACGCGCTGCTCGCGGCCATGCGGACGTCTGGCCAACTGGCGTCGTGACGCTGTTCACCCACCGCAACGCCGGAGGGCGGTGCCCGTGCGGAGCGAAGGATGCGACGTGCGGGCCGCCCTCCGATGTGGTGCCGGTGGACCAACGCATCGAGGAGGTGGCCGCGGTGAGCGGTCCGCTGAAGAAGTACCGGGTCAAGCGCGGCGGTGTGGAGACCGTGATGAAGCTGAACGACGCGGACGCCAAGCGGCTCGGCGTAGGGGCGGGCGACGTCGTTGGGGCGGCGTCGAGCATCCCGGTCGTCGAGCCGGTCGGCGAGACCGACGGAGGCGGTGACGGCGATGGCTCTGCTGACGACTCCGCCGCCCCCCAGACCGTGGCCGCTGCTGATGCCGGCGCGGGGGCGGAGCCGGTGCAGCCGGCTGCGGACTCCGGCGGTGACAGCCCGTCGTCGGGAGACGCGCAGGCTGCGGCGGATCCGGGCGATCAGAAGGAGGAAGCGGTGAGCGAGACCGGCGACGGCCAGGCGGCCGCCGAACCGTCCGACGCCGGGGATCCCCCGGCCGCCAAGGCGCCCGCCCGGGCGCCGGCGAAGAAGACGACCGCCAAGAAGCAGACGGCGTCCGCGAACAAGGCCCGTACGGCGGCGGCCAACAAGGCCGAGAGCGGTGGCTGAGACGTTCCTCGCCGACCCGGCCGAGCTGGCGGTGAAGCTCGGCCGGTCGGAGGACGACCCGAAGCTGCTGTTCGCGCTGCGGGCCGCGTCGCGCCGCTTCCGCGGGCAGGTCGGGCACCAGGTCTATCCGGTCACCGAGGACGAGTCGGTGACGCTGGACGGCAACGGGCGCGAGTCGCTGCTGCTGCCGGTGTGGCCCACTGTCGCGGTGACGACGGTGGTCCTCGAGGGCGTCACCCTCGTCGAGGGCACCGACTACGACTGGTCGGAGGCAGGCATCCTGCGGCGCCTCGGATGCAGGGTGTGGCCCAACAAGCTGCGCTGCCTGCAGGTGGTCTACAGCCACGGCTCAGCCGAACGCCCCGAGGACGTCGCCGAGGTGGTCACTGAGCGGGCCGAGGCCGCGTTCACGATCCCCGTCGGAGTCCAGTCCAAGGCGGTCGGCGGGCAGTCGGTGACGTTCGGCGCGCAGGCCGCCTCGGGGTCGACCGAGGCCTGGACGAAGTGCGTCGCCCGGCACGCGGTCCGTGCGTCCTCCGACGTGTGAGGAAGGGGGCACCGGTGTTCTTCTTCGACTCGGTCGTCCGCGTGCGCGCGGGCACCCGCACGGACCGGGGCGGCAACACGGTCAGGAACTGGAGCGCCGGCGCGGTGTCGCGGCTGACGGTCGGGCAGCTGAACATCCAGCCCACCAGCCAGACCGAGAGCGCCGATGCCACGCGTACGGCGGTAGTGACCGGGTGGCGGGTGCAGTCCGAGGAGGGCACCCGCCCGGACATCACCGCCGCCGACCGCATCGAGTGGAACGGCATGCTCCTCGAGGTCCAGGGCGAAGTCGCCGCGTGGCCGGACCCGCTCACCGGGGGCGGCCACCACATCGAGTTCACCATGGTCCGCGCCACCGGATAGGAGGCCGTGCATGCTGCAGGATTTCCGGCTCGACGCGGCCGGCGTGCGGGAGGTCCTCAAGGGACCCGAGGTGCGCCAGGTCGTCGACGGCCTCGCCGAGGAGATCGCCGGACGCGTCCGGGGCAACGTGCCCTCCGACGTGATCGTCTCGGTCAAGGGCTACACCACCGACCGAGGTGCCGCCTCGGTCACCGTCCAGGACGTGCGGGCCATGGCGTGGCAGGCTCGCGACGGCATCCTCACCCGCGCCGCCGCAGCGTCCGGCCTCGAGGTGAAGGCCTGGCAACGATGAAGACCCTCACGGTTTTCGACGACGCGCAGGCCGCCGGAGCCACCGTCCTGCGGACCGCCCTCGCCGGGCGGCTCGAGGCCTTCGTGCAGGACGTCACGGTGGGCACGAAGGTCCCCGAGGGCCGGGCGCCTGAGCTGGAACCCCCGCCGTACGTCATGGTCCGCAAGGACGGCGACAGTCCGCACTCGTCCATGGCCAACGCCCGCGTCACGCTGCGGGTGACGGTGTGGCACGCGGACGACGACCAGGCGCACGACCTCGCGATGCTCTGCCAAGGGCTGCTGATGGTGCACTCCGGCCCGGTCATCCGCGGTGTCCGCCCGGCCACCGGCCCGATCGCCGCCGTGGACGACGTCTCCGGCTACCCGCTGAGCACGTTCACCGTGCTCGCCAACGTCAAGCCCCGACTGGGCTGACACACCACTAGACACCCGCCGTCCGGCGATGGGGCAGAGAGCCTCCTCCGGCTGAGACCCGGTGCGCGCGCAGCGCTGGGCGGCGGGCCCCGCTTTTTGAACCGCGGCTCCCTGCTGACCTGCTACATGAGAGGAGGGCGCCGTGGCCGGCGACCCGACAAACGCGAACCTCTGGACCGACGCCGATGTGTACGTGTCCTGGAACCTGGCGGCGACCCTTCCCGCGAACGCCGAGACGGCGTTCTCGTCGGACTGGAAGCTGATCGGCCTGCTCGACGGGGACGAGGGTTTCCCCGAGAGCAGGGACGAGGACACGGACGACAAGTTCGCCTGGGGCGGCATCATCGTCCGTACCAGCCGCAATCACTTCAAGCTGACCAAGAGCTTCACCACGCTCGAGGACAACGAGTGGACTCGCAAACTGGTGTGGCCCGGGTCCACCGATACGCAGATCAAGGTGCCCAAGCCGGAGCGCGTGCTCGTGGCGTTCGAGACGCGGGAGGGTGAGAAGGTCCGCCGCCTGATCACTGCCCAGTACGCCGAGTGCTCCCTGGACGGCGACCACGGTGAGAACGAAACCGACCTCGAGTCGGCGACCATCGCGGCGACGATCTTCCCGACCAGCGCGGGGGTGCTGTTCCACCGCCAGGCCACCCCCATCCTGGAGTCCATCTCGGTCACCCCCTCCACCCTGAGCGTGGCCGACGGGGAGATCGGCGCCCTGGCCGCGACCGCCACCTACTCCGACGCGAGCACCGCCGACGTGACCGCCGAGGCGTCCTGGTCCTCTTCGGACCCGACCAAGGCCACCGTCAGCGCCGGGTTCGTCACCGGCGTCGCGGCCGGCTCTTCCACGGTCACCGCCTCCTACCTCGGCGAGACCGACACCTGCGCCGTCACCGTCACGGCCTGACCAACGCCCGGGGCGCGGGCAGTTCGTCGCGGTTCGGACCGCGCCCCGGTGCATCACCCACCCACCGAACCGCGACGTGAGGAGGCGAAGGCCCATGCCTCTGCAGCAGTTCCCCGACGCCGAGCTGACCGCGAAGGCCGTACAGCTCGGCGTCATCAACGAGGGCGAGAGCCTGCCTCGCCAGCAGCGCTCGAAAGTGGCGGCCGCGCTCATGGAGGAGCGGCGTGCCGAGGCCCGCAAGGAGAAGGCCGTCGAGCCGGTGTGCGCGAAGGAGATCGTCGTCGAGCCCGGCGGCCAAGTCCTCGTCGACGGCGACCCGTTCCCCTGGCTGATCGCCAGGCAGCCGATGGAGATCAGCCTCAATCCCGAGGGCATCAGCACCGTCCGCCTCACGCTCATGGCCGAGGCGGTCCAAGTCCTCAAGCCCAAGCCCAGCAAGAACGAGAGCGAGTAGCACCATGGCAGGATCCCGAACCGCGACCGGCAGCCAGTCTGGCGACGGCGAGGTGTACGAGTTCAACCTCAACGCCGTCGAATCCGAGACCGAGCTGCGGCCCTTCCGTTTCATGTGGGCCAGCAAGCAGAACCCGAACAGGCGCTTCACCATGCAGCATCTCGCGGCTCTCAACGTCTGGCCGCTGCTGGTGGGATCGGACGGCGGCGACGCCAGCGCGATGATGGCGTGCTTCGAGACCGCGCTCGGCGAAGACCAGTGGGAAGAGTTCCAGAAGCAGCCTCTGCCGCAGTACAAGATGGAGGCCCTCTTCAAGGCCTACCGTAAGCACTGCGGCACGGATCCGGGGGAATCGCCGGCCTCGTCCGACTCCTGAGGGAGCACGGCGAGGCAGTCCAAGCCGACCTGCGCGAGTACTACGGGATCCGCCTCAGCGATCTGTTCGCCCGCGACGCAGGCGGCCGGCCGCTGCTGACGTGGCGGGAGCTCGGCGGCTACATCCGCCAGCTCCCCCCGCGCGCCCGCACGCGCATGGCGATGGGCGACACCGACGGCGTGTGGGGCCTGCAGGAGCACTTGACCGCGGTCGCGATCGACGAGCTGCGGATCGCGAACTGGCAGCGCCAGAACGAGGGCGTCAAAGAGTCCAAGCAGTCCAAGCCGCCTAAGCCCTTGCCCCGTCCGGGCATGAACCGGGGCCGCGACAAGAACAGCCCCGAACGCATCGCCAAGCGCAAGGCCGCCCTCGAGCGAGCCGCCGACCGGCGCCGCGCCATCGAGTCCGGGGCGATCACCTGATCAACAACTGAACACGGGGGTGCCCTATGCCGAATGTCGGTTACGCCACGCTGCAGGTCATCCCCTCCGTACGCGGTATCGCCGATGAGCTGCGCAGCCAGCTCATCGGCCCGGCCGAGGACGCCGGCGAGGAAGCAGGACAAGCAGCCGGCGGGAGCCTGAAGGAGAAGATCCTTGTGGGCGCCGCGGCGGCCGGCGTCGCCGCCGGCGCCGTCCTGGTCGCCGGGATCGTCGAGGCGATGGAGCAGGCCAACATCAGCTCCACGCTGCAGGCGCAGCTCGGTGCGACCAGCAAGGACGCCGCCCGGTACGGGAAGATCGCCGGGCAGCTGTATGCGAAGGGCATCGTCGAGGACGTCCAGGCCGGCGCCGATGTGATCCGCGCCGTCATCCAGGGCGGTCTGGTACCGCCGGACGCCACGAACAAGCAGCTCAAGTCCATCGCCGCGCAGATGGCGGATGTCGCGACGACGTTCGGCACGGACATGTCGATGCAGTCGCAGGCCGTCGCGGCGATGCTGAAGAACAAGCTGGCGCCCGACGCGAAGAGCGCGCTGGACGTCATCACGGTCGGCTTCCAGAAGCTGGGCCCCAACAGCGAAGATCTGCTGGAGACCTTCCAGGAGTACAGCGTCCAGATGCGGAAGCTGGGCATCGACTCCAACGAGGCCCTGGGCCTGTTCAGCCAGGGCATCAAGGGCGGCGCCCGCGACACCGACATCATCGCCGACGCGTTCAAAGAGTTCTCCATCCGCGCGGTCGACATGAGCGACACCTCACGCACCGCGTACAAGACGCTCGGCCTGGACGCCAAGGAGATGGAGCAGCAGATCGGCCAGGGCGGCGACGCCGCCCAAGCCGGCCTGCAGACCGTCCTCGACAAGCTCCGGAAGATGAAGGACCCGGTCGCCCGCGAGGCTGCCGCCGTCGGGTTGTTCGGCACCCAGGCCGAGGACATGGGAGCCGCGCTCTTCAAGCTGGATCCCGGCAAGGCCGTGTCGACGATGGGCAAGGTGGCCGGGTCGGCGAAGCGGCTCGGCCAGACGCTGCACTCCGGGCCCGCGCACGAGCTCGAGGTCTTCGTCCGGTCGGTCAAGCAGAACTTCGTCAGCGTCGTCGGCGGGCAGATGCTGCCGCTGGTCGCCCGCGTCGGGCGCGGCTTCAACACCTACCTGCTGCCGCCCATCAAGACCACCAGCTCGATCGTCGCCGCCGTCCTGGTGCCCGCACTGACGGGCCTGTGGACCGCCGGGTCCGCCACCGTCCGCTGGCTGCAGGACATGGGCGCCTGGCTGCTGCCGGTGATCACCCTGGTAGGCGGCCTGGCCATCGCACTCAACGCGCAGGCCATCGCGACTGCGGTCGTCACGGCTGTCTTCTCCGCCTACCGCGCGGCCATCCTGGTCGGTACCGCGGTGACGAGCGGGTTCGCTGCCGCGCAGGCGGTCCTCAACGCCGTCATGGCCTTGAACCCGTTCGTCTTGATCGCGATCGCCCTGGTCGCCCTCGGAGTGGCGCTCGTCGTCGCATACAAGAAGAGCGAAACTTTCCGGGCGATCGTGCAGGGCGCGTTCCAGGCCGTCGCCAAATGGGCGCTGTGGCTCTGGGACGTCGTGCTCAAGCCGGTGATCAACTTCATAGTCAAGGCCTTCCAGTTCTGGTGGACGGCCGTGAAGATCTACGCGACGGCCGTGGGCGTGATTTTCTACACGCTCGGCGCGATCGCGGTCTGGCTGTGGGAGAACGCGATCTCCCCGGTGATCGGCTGGATCGTCGCCGGATTCAAGCTGTGGTGGGCCGGGGTGAAGCTCTACTTCTCCCTGGTCGGAGCCGCTTTCCGTGCCGTCGGCGCAGCCGCGATGTGGCTGTGGGATTACGCCATCTCCCCGGTGATCGACTTCATCATCGGCGGTTTCAAGCTCTGGTGGGCCGGGGTCAAGCTGTACTTCAACCTGGTCAAGACAGGGTTCCGAGCCGTCGGCGCGGGCGCCACCTGGCTGTGGAAGAACGCCATCTCCCCAGCCCTGAGCGGCATCAAGTCGGTCATCGCCGACGGCTACAACGTCGGGATCCGGCCCGTCCTGGACAAGCTGCGTGCGGCGGTCGGAAAGGTCGGCGACGCGTTCCGCCTGGCCAAGGACGCCATCAAGGTGGCCTGGGACAAGGTGAAGGGGATCGCGAAGGCGCCCGTGGTCTTCGTCGTGAACACGGTGTACGGCAAGCTGCGCGGTGTCTGGAACACCGTGGCTGGGGCGTTCGGGGCTCCTAAGCTGCCGGCGTACACGTTCGCCACCGGCGGCGTCCTGCCCGGCTACACACCGGGCCGGGACGTGCACCTGGCGGCCCTGTCCGGCGGCGAGGCCGTCATGCGGCCGGAGTGGACGCGGGCGGTCGGCCCCGGCTACGTCAACTCCATGAACGCCGCCGCACGCGGGGGAGGAATCCGCGGCGTGCAGCGCGCTCTGGGTCTGCCCGGGTTCGCGGACGGCGGCATCTTCGGCTGGGTGAAGAGCACCGCGTCCAAGGGCGTGGACCTGGCGAAGTCTGGGGTGTCGTGGCTGAAGGACGGCATGAAGGCCAGTGCCCTCGCCGGGATCAACAAAGTGGTCAAGCCTCTCATCGAGCGGATCTCCGGGTCCGCGTCGCTGTACAGGGACATGATCACCAAGGTCCCGGAGAAGATGGTCAAGTCCCTGCTGAGCTACACCGATACGGCGGACAAGAAGCTCGGCGCGGCAGGCATCGGCGGGAAGGGCTTCAAGTCGGCCCTCGCCTGGGCGCGCACCCAGAACGGCAAGCCGTACCAGTGGGGCGGCAACGGGGATCCCTCGTGGGACTGCTCCGGTTTCATGTCGGCGATCGAGTCCGTGATCCGCGGGCAGAAGCCGCACCGGCGCTGGGCGACAGGAGCGTTCTCCGGCTCGTCGGCCCCGGCCGGCTGGGTGAAGGGCGCGAGCTCACCCTTCCGTATCGGGATCACGAACGCCGGCGTCGGCCACACCGCGGGCACCATCAATGGCGTCAACGTCGAGTCGCGCGGCGGGGACGGTGTCATCGTCGGTTCGCGCGCCCGCAGCTACCGGGCCTCGCTGTTCACCGACACCTACGGCTTCAAGGGCTACGCCACGGGCACACGCGGCGCAACACCCGGCTGGGCGTGGGTCGGTGAGCTCGGCCCCGAGCTCGTCCGCTTCGGCGGAGGGGAGCAGGTCCTCAACCACCGCGACTCTCTGCGGGTGGCCCCCAGCATGGGTGTCCTCGGCGGATACGCCAAGGGCACCAGCAGCGCCAAGGCGCGCGCGGCCGCCCGTAAGGACATCCCGGGTGACCTGACGGGTGTGACGAAGGCTCTGACGGCCAGTGCGGCGGAGATCAAGAAGGCGTTCGACGAGCTGACCAAGGACCTCCGCGCGACGGGCGCCGCCGGGAAGGCGCTCGCCGCGTCGAGCACGAAGGCCTCCGTCAAGTTGCAGGCGCTGGCCCGGCAGCGCGACAGCGTGGACTCCCGTCTCGAGGCCGCGAAGTCGGCCGCCGCCGACCAGAAGAAGTCGGCCGCCGACTTCTTCGCCCTGTCTCAGGTCGGAGAGGTGTCGACAATTTCCGATCTGCTGGGAGGGCTGAAGTCCCGCCAGGCGCAGGCGAAGAGGTTCCAGCAGCAGATCACCGGGCTGTCGAAGAAGGGATTGAACCAGGACCTGATCAGCCAGCTCGTCGCGCAGGGCCCCGAGGGATCGCTCATCAACCTCGTGTCCGGAGCGTCCAAGGGCCAGCTCAACCAGCTCAACGCTCTGGCGAAGTCGGGCAGTTCGCTCTCGAGCAGCTACGGCAACGCGATGGCGGACGCGATGTTCGACGCGGGCTCGCAGGCCGGGCGCGGTTTCCTGACCGGGCTGAAGGCCCAGGAGGCCGAGCTGCAGAAGCAGATGGCCAAGCTGGGCGACGCGCTCGTCAGCGGCATCAAGAAGAAGCTGAAGATCAAGTCGCCGTCCAAGGCCACCGAGTGGGTCGGCGAGATGACCGGCGCCGGCGTTGGGGTCGGCCTGGACAACACCGCCGCCACCGTGGCGGCGGCCGCCGCCCGGGTCGCGAACGCCGCCGTCCCCGACGTCCCGGCCGTGTCACCGGCATCCATCGCCGCGTCCGCGTCCACCCCCCGGGGCCTCACCCCGGGCACCCGGCTGCGCCTGGTCGTGGACGGACGCGAGTTCTCGGCGTACGTCGACGACCGCGCCGACGGCCGCGTGGACGCCGGGCTCACCCGCGTACGCCGCGCGGCGGGCGCCGGCCGCAAGAAGTAGACAGGAAGGAGGCACCGCCGGATGCCGATGATCGTGGACCCGGACGCGCCGCCCATCACCCCGCCGGAGACCGTCACCAGCCCCGACAGCTGGCTGACGGCCGTCGTCGACACCACCTGGGCCGGAGTGGTCCTGGCCGTCGACTACAACGCCGGCACCCCGCTCACCGACGCCGCCGACGTGCGCCGGGTCCTGATCACCCGCCAGGACCCGGGCGCGGCCGCGCCCGTGCCCGTGCGGGGGGCGAACCTGGCGTGGGCGCTGGAGGGCACCGGGCAGGCCTACGACCATGAGGCACCGCTCGGAGTCGGCGTCACCTACACAGCGCGCCCGCAGTATGCGGACGGCAGCTGGGGGCCGGAATCCTCGCTGGGGATCCAGGTGCCCGCGCCGTCCCCGGCCGCGGACGTGTGGCTGAAGTCGCTGGACCTGCCGGGCAGCTCGGCGCGGGTCACCGTCACCGCGTGGCCACAGCTGGCGTGGGCCGCCCGCATCGACCAAGCGCAGGTTGCGGGCAGTGCGTTCCCGGCGGCCGCTCAGGACGTGTACGGGGCGGCCGCCTCCGACATCACCCTCGACGCCGACGGCGACACGATCGAGGCCGTACGCACACTGCTGACCACGCCGGGGGTGCTGCTGCTGCAGACCCAGCCCGGCTACCACCGCCCCGACATGTACGCGCTGCTGTCCGATCCCGGCGAGTCCGTGGACGCCGCACCGGACGGCGCCCGGACGTTCACCGCCGGGGTCATCCAGGTGGAGCGGCCGGACACGGACGGGCAGCCGATGCGGATGCCGGACTGGTCCTACGACGTCCTCGCCGGGCAGTACGCGTCGTACGACGCCGTCGAGGCGGCGTACTCCTCGTTCACGTCGCTGGCCACCAACGGGACCGTCTGATGCTGCCCATCAGCCCCCGCGTCCTGGCCGCGCTCCCGCAGGCGGTCGGCCGGCCGTACTGGGCGGAGTGGTCCAACGACGGCGGCGCCACCTGGACGCGCTGTTCGATCGCGGCCGGGTCGGCGTCGGTGTCAGCGGACCGTACCGCGGAGGTCCGCTACACCGCCGGCGCCGACCTGGTCGGCGTCACCGGCGGCCGCCACGGCGTCAACGCGATCGCCACCAACGTCCGCCTGTGGCAGGGCGTGCAGCTGCCGCGTACGGATCCCATCTGGTATCCGGCCGGCCGGTACACCGTCACCCGCACCCGCACCAACCGCTCGGGGACGATGACGGTGGAGCTGGACGGCCTCGAGGACGAGCTGCGCGCCGCGTCGTTCCCGACGGCGCGGACGATCGGGCCCGGGCTCGCCCGCGACCTGGTCGAAGGACTCGTCGGGGAAGCGCTGCCGGGCATTCCCGTGTCGTGGCGGTCCGGGATCAACCCGGACATCCAGGTGCCGCAGATCGCGGCCACGGAGGACCGATGGATGGTGCTGTCCGGCGGCGCCGACAGCACGGGCACCGACAGCGGAATCGTCTCGGCGCTGGCCGGGGAGATCTGGGCGGACGCCCGCGGCATCATCACCATCGGCCCCGTCCCCACCCTCAACGATCCGGTGGTGTGGACCATCCGGCGGGGGCAGGGCGGCGCCCTGGTGGAGCCGCAGGCCGAGCAGACCGCCGAGGGCCTGGCGAACGTGTGGGCCGTCACCGGCGACGGAGGCGACGGAGCTCCGGCCGTGGGGCCCGCGTTCGCGTGGGACGACGACCCCAACTCGGTGACCTACGCCGGACCCGACCCGGTCAACGACCCGCTCGCACCCCAGCGGCTGGGCCTGTACGGGGTGCGGCTACGGGTCCAGCGGCACGCCTCGGCAGTCATCACCACACCGAACCAGGCGTCCGACGTCGCAGCCGCCAAGCTCGCCGACAGCCTCGGCGTGCGCGCCTCCCTCTCCCTGACCGCCGTCTGTAACCCCGCCCTCGAGCCCGGCGACCTGGTGTCGGTGGAGACCGAGCCGGACCTGTTCGAGCCGCACCTCATCGACTCCTTCTCCTACACCCTCGGCGCGGCCTCGATGTCGTGCGCGACCCGTACGACCACGAGGAGGCTGACGTGACGGACTCCGCGGACCTGCTCGGCGCCGCCCTCGCCCGTACCGGAGCGTCCGGCAAAGGCGATGTGATCTCGGTGGAGGTCGCCGACGTCACCGAGTCGGGGCGGGTCAACCTGCAGCTCGGCAACGGGGATCTCCTGCTGGAGGTGCCGTGCCCGGACTCCTACCGCGACCGCAAGGCGGGCGACTGGGTCGCGGTGCGGCTGTCCGCCCGGCCGGTCGTCCTGTGGCGCCTGGGCGCCGACCCCGTCGAGACCGAGCAGACGTCGACCGAGGAGATCGCCGTCCAGGCCGCCCTGGACTCCCAGGTCGTCCGGGCCGCCACCTACGGCACCGGCGCCCCGGCCGGGTCGGGCTGGCAGCAGGCCACCGAGGTCCACGTCCGCAAGGTCGACGGCAAGCTCGAGGTCTACTTCAAGGTCGCCTCGGCAGCCGACCCCTCACCCGGCACACCGGACGTTCCCGCGCCCCGGCCAGTCACCATCTCGCCCACAGACTCCGGCTCCTGGCGCAACGGCAAGCCCGACGAGTACGCGGCCTCACCGACCCAGGGCGACTGGACGGGCAGGGGCAACCGCAGGGGGGCCTGGTTCTACGGGTCGGCCATTCAGAACGCGTGCGCAGGCAAGACCGTCTCCGCGATGACCGTGCGGTTCTCGCGGAAGACCGGCGCCGGCGTCAACGCCAAGAGACCGCTGCACCTGTACCTGCACGACCACTCCTCGTCCCCGTCCGGCCAACTCGACCTCGACGACGGGCCGGAAGAACTGCTCAGCCTGAGTGTCGGGGCGACCGGGACGGCGACGCTGCCCGCGTCCTGGCGCTCCCAGCTGGCGAGCGGCGCGGCCAAGGGGCTGGCGATCTACGCCAACGGCAGCCGCGACTACATGGCCGTCACCGGCGGCAAGTTGACCATCACCTTCTCCGCGTAGGAGCACTCTTGCCCACCATCGGATACGCACAACTCCCGGTGCCCGCAGGGGCGGACACCCCCGACGTCGTCGGCGCCCTCGCCGATCTGGCCACCGCCCTCGACCCGCACCTGGTGCAGACCGTCACCGACCTCGCCGACCGCAACTCCACCCTGTCCACCGCGCCGCAGCACACCGTGGCGGTCGCCGACGACGGCACCACCTGGATCAAAACCGACGGCGGTACCAACACGTGGATCACCGTGTGGGAGCCGCTCCCGGCCTGGCAGAACATCACGTTGGCGTCGGGCTACCAGAGTTCGGGCGGCTACGCTCCGCAGGCTCGTCTCGTCGGCAAGCGTGTCAGCCTGCGCGGGCGGATCGAGCGGACCGACGGGCAAGTCATCCCCACCAACGGGGTCATGCTCGGCACCGTCCCCACGAGCTGTATCCCGCAGGAGCAGGTTGGCCAGTACGCCGGGACCTGCTCCCTGGCGAACGACGTCGTCATCGGTGTCGGCAAGGTCGAGATCCTCGAAGTCGACACCTCTTCCACGCTCGGTGACGCAGGCGACCTCACGTGGTGGTCCCAGGACGGGCCGACCGCGGCTGGCACGCCGTGGATCGGCATCAACGGCGAGTACTGGATCGACTGAGGAGGCCTGCACCCTGTGACGCTCTACACCTTCGGCGGCAGCCCGGCCGACGTCCTCCAGGACACTGCCGGAAACGTCGTCCCCGACTTCCAGGTCCTGGTCTACCGGGCCGGGACCGAAGAGCTCGTGTCCGCCCTCTACGAGGTCGACGGCACTACCCCCATCGCCGAGCTTCGCAGCAACGGCTCCGGTTCGCCCACGCCCGGCGCGATCCGCGCCTTCAAGACCGACGACGTCACCGCGATCGAGTACGCCTACAACGGCCCCGGCGGGACCCCGGTCCGCTGGTACCAGGCCGCCCGCGAACTCGCCCAAGAGGCCGCCAGCGCGGCGGCGAACGCCCTGTCCAAGGCGGACGGGGGCACCGTTCAGGGCGCCACCGCCTTCGAGGCCGGCCTGAGTGTCGAGGACGGGCTCGCCGTCACCGGCGGCGCCACCCTCGACGGCCTGGACGTCGAGGGCGACCTCACCGTGGACGGAACGTTCACCCCGGAGAACCTGCAGCTGTCCGGCATGCGGATCTACAACCCGCGCGTATACGGGGCACTCGGCAACGGGACCGGCAACGACGCCCCGTTCATCCAGGACGCGCTCAACGACGCGTTCGCGGCCGGCGGCGGCTGGGTCCTCGTGCCGTCCGGCACCTACCTGCTCGGCGAAATCCTCAGGATCTACCGCAACACCCGGCTCACCCTCATGCCTGGCGCCGAGCTCCGGCGGAACTACGCCGGGACGATGCTCCTCAACGGCGACGCCGACCAAAGCCTCGGCGGCTACACCGGCCACGGCGACATCATCATCGAGGGCGGCCTGTGGAACATGCGCGGTACCACCAGCGGCCTGACCGGGTCGGCGATGTGCATCTCGATCGGGCACGCCCGCAACGTCACCATCCGCGATCTCGAGGTGCGCGATGTGCCGGGGTATCACGCGATCGAGCTGAACTCGACGAAGGACGCCCTCGTCGACAACTGCCGGTTCCGCGGCTACATCGACCCCGGCGGCCGCTCGTTCTCCGAGGCCGTCCAGGTCGACCTCGCCAAGGCGGCCTCGGTGTTCGGAGGGTTCGGCCCCTACGACAACACGGCCTGCGAGGACATCACCGTCCAGCGCTGCTACATCGGAGCGTCCGGCACGGCCGGCACCGTCGCGTGGCCGCGCGGCATCGGCAGCCATGCCGCGACGATCGACCGCTGGCACAAGCGCGTGAAGGTCCTCGGCTGCACGATCGAGGGCGGCGCCCAGTACGCGGTCGGCGCCTACGCCTGGCAGGACTGCCTCATCCAGGGCAACACCATCGTGGGCCAGGGCGCCGGCTTCCGGCTGTGGACCAACGACACCACGGACGCGAACGCCACCACCAACGCCTCCGGGGTGCAGACCAGCGCCAGCCAAGAGACCCGCGGCGGCGAGGTCATCGGCAACACGTTCCGCAGTCTGACCGGCTACGACGACGCGATCCTCATCCGCGGCGAAGCGACGGGCAAGCTGACCGGCGTCAACGTGGCCGGCAACACTGTCGACACGACGACGACGTCCACCGCCGGTGTGCGGCTGGAATACGCCGAGCAGTGCACGGCCACCGGGAACACGATCCGCGCCACGAACGGCTCCGGCATCAGCATGGTCAACGCGGTCGGCCTGGCCGTGACCGGGAACCGGATCTACCAGCCCGGCGGCTCCGGTATCGCGGCCGCGCCCGCGACGGGCACGCAGATCACCGGGAACACGATCCGGGAACCGTCCAGCCACGGCATCCACCTGCAGGGCGGATCCGACGTCCAGGTCGAGGACAACTACATCAAGGGCGCCTCGAGGACGGCCGGCTCCTTCGGCATCCGGATCACGACCTCCGCCGACGGGATCCTCCTGGCGGGGAACAAGGTGCGCACGCTCGGCTCCGGCGCGGACGCCGCCTACGGCCTGAGCATCACCAACACCTGCACCAACATCCGCCGCTACGGCAACGACCTCACCGGGTCGGGGACGACGGGGCCGATCGACGACCAGTCGACCACCCCGGACCTCAACCCGCTCGACAGCGCGATCCTCACCTACACGCCCACCGTCACCAACGGCGGCAGTGCCACCTTCACCACACAGACCGCCGACTACCAGAAGGTGGGCAAGCTGGTGTGGGTGAACATCGGGCTCGTCGTCAACGCCGCCGGGTCCGGCACCAGCACCGTCGCCGTCAGCCTGCCCAGTACCCCCGCACGCACGATCCAGCAGACCCTGGACCTGACCTGCGAGAGCGTCAGGGTGGCCAGCCAGTCCACCAAGGGATCCGCGGTCATCCTGTCGACCGGATCGGGCGCCACGATCGACCGGCTCCGCAACCAGGTCGCCGCCTCCGGCGACGCCACCACCGACAACCGGCTCCTCAACATCCAAGGCGCCCACCTGCTCGCCGGCGCCATCGTCACCATCACCGGCTGGTACCGCGAAGCCTGACCAGCCCCCAGCCCTTCAACTCCCCGCCGCCCCGCGCCCATGGCCGGGGCCTTCGTCATCTCAGGAGTCCTTCATGTCCCATCCCTCCACCATGGAGCTCGCCAAGGTCGCGTACGCGGCGTACGGCGAGTCCACCAACTACCGCACCCATGACGACCGGCCGATGCCCGACTGGGCCGAGCTCGGCGACTCGGTTCAGCAGGCGTGGATCGCGGCGGCCGCCGCCGTCGCCCAGGCCGTCATCGAGGAGCCCACTGAGAAGGCGGTGCGGAGCGAGCAGTCGGCGCCGCCGCGGCCGAGCATCGGGCGCACCGTCCACTACACGCTGAGCGAGCAGGACGCAGCTCAGATCAACCGGCTCCGCAAGGACTTCCACGACAACGGCGCACTCCACCCGGGGACCGGCTTCGTGGGGCACGTCGGCAACCACGCCCAGGAGGGCGATGTCTACCCCGCGGTGATCGTGCGGATCTTCGACCCCCGGTCCACCACGGCCAACCTGAAGGTGCTCCTCGACGGCAACGACGAGTTCTGGGCCACCTCGCGGCAGCTGGGTGACGGGCCGTCGTACTGGGCCTGGCCGGAGCGTGTGTGATGGCCAAGCCCGCGAGTGCCGCGGCGTTCCTCGCCGCGCTGAGAGCTGAGGGTGTCACGGTCGTCGAGGAAGACGACTGGAAGACCCACAACCGCAACCACAAGGGGCCCTGGGGTCCCGTGCACGGGGTGATGATCCACCACACCGTCACCTCCGGCAGCGACAAGACGGTGCGGATCTGCCGCGACGGATACGCGGGCCTGCCCGGGCCCTTGTGCCATGGCGTCATCACCAAGGCCGGACGCGTCCACCTGGTCGGCTACGGCCGGACCAATCACGCCGGCCTCGGTGACGACGACGTCCTGAAGGCGGTGATTGCGGAGAAGGCGGCGCTGCCCGCGCCGAACGAGACCAACACCGACGGCAACCGCCACTTCTACGGGTTCGAGTGCGAGAACCTCGGCGACGGCCAGGATCCCTGGCCCGACAAGCAGGCCGAGGCCATCGTCCGGGTCGGCGCGGCGCTGTGCCGGTACCACGGGTGGACGGTCCCCAGCGTCATCCGCCACCTCGACTGGCAGCGCGGCAAGAGCGACCCGCGCGGACTCGACTGGCAGGACATCAGGGCCCGCATCACGGCGCGGCTGAAGCACAAGGCTTCCTGGAATCCGGCTGGGACGCGCGAGTACACGGTCCGCTCCGGCGACACCCTGTGGTCCATCGCGAAGCAGCAGCTCGGCAACGGCTCCCGCTACACCGAGATCGTCGACGTGAACGGGCTGAAGAGCGACGTCCTCACGCCCGGGCAGAAGCTGAAGCTGCCGGCGAAATGAGGCTGTTCGAGCGGCTGGTGTGTCCGGGCTGCTGCTGCCTGCGGCTGGGGCCCGGCCACCTGTACCGCGTGATGGCCGGCATCTGCCGCCTGTAGGACGGCCCGGCCCTTAATTCTCCGTGCGATTTCATTACGCGCTCTATGAAACCCCAGGTCAGAGCTGCTCTCTGGCCTGCCCTGTGGAGGGAGACCCATGTTCACTGGCGCTTTCTGGAAGGCCACGTTCGAGCGGATGATCCGCACGTTCGCCCAGGCCGTCGTCGCTCTGCTCGGCGGGGACGGCCTCGGCCTGGTCGACGTCGACTGGGGCGACGCGTTCTCCATCGGCGGCCTGGCGGCCGTGGCCGCGCTGCTCACCGCGATCGTCGCGAGCGGCGGTAGCACGACCGGGCCGGGGCTGACGGAGACCGTCGTCACCGCGCATAGCCCGCGCCCCCTGCCGTAAGGAGAGTCACCCTTGGACGCCACCACCATCGGCAGCCTGCTCGTGGGCGTGGGAGCGGTCGTCGGCGGCCTGGTGGCGTACCTGGGGAAGAGGGGCGAGAACGCCCTGACCGGCTACAGCAACCTCACCAACGACCTGCAGGAAGAACGCGCTGAGCTGAAGGCGGAGCGCGCTCAGTTGAAGGCCGAGCGCGCCGAGCTCGCCGCGCAGCATGCGGTGGCGCAGGCCCAGTTCGCCGCGCAACGTTCTGCGGACCAGGCCGAGATCGCTCGGCTCAGCGCCCTCGTCATCCAACTCGGAGGCCAACCGTGACCCGCACCGAGCAGGCCCTTGCACGGCGGTGGCGGCCGATCGCCCTGCTGTGTTGGCTGATCGCGCTGTCGGGTGCGGTCGTCATCATCTGGGGGCGTATCGACGCCGAGACCAGCCGCGCCGACCAGCTGGCGGTTGAGGCGGATCGGCGCGGTCAGGCCGTGTCGACGCTGGCGTCTGACGTCAGGGAGCTGCGCACGCAGGTGAAGGGCGAGGGCGAGGAGCCGGTGGCGCCGGATCCGTCTGAGGCCGTGGATGATCTGCCTGCGCGGGCCGAGGTGCCGGTCCCGATTCCTGGGCCGAGCGGGGCTCCGGGCGAGCAGGGCGAGCAAGGCCGGCCTGGATCGCCGGGGCCGACTGGTCCGCCCGGCCGGGACGGCCAGGACGGCGTGGATGGGAGTGCCGGAGAGGATGGCACGGCGGGTGAGCCTGGCGTTCAGGGTCCTGCAGGTCCGGCTGGTCCGACGGGTCCTCAGGGTGAGCCGGGCCCGGCCGGTCCGGCGGGTGAGCAGGGTGAGCGGGGGCCTGCTGGTGAGCCGGGCCGGGATGGGCAGACCTGCCCGGACGGATACAGCCTGCAGACACCGAGCTGGGACGAGGACGCACTCGTGTGCCGCCGTGATGGCGGGAGCGATACCCAGCCGGACTCGCCGCTAGCAGCGGGCCTCGAGCCCCGAAGACGATTCGCGTGAACAGCACAGTGGCCCCGCCCTCCTTCGGGAGGGCGGGGCCACTTCGTCGTGTCCGGGTGTTGGTCGGTCAGGCTGCAGTCGCCAGTTGGTGTCGTCGTCGTTCGGCTGCGTCGGCGATGGCCCAGGCGGTGACGAGCTGCTGGTATTCGTGGCGTTCGTGGGGTCGGAGGTAGCCGCCGGCGCCGCGCATGAGGACGCGGATCCGCTCGTTGAGGTCGGCCGCAGACCGCACGGAACCACGGCACGAGAGGTCGAGGGACATGGAGCAAGCGTACGAGCCCGGGCCGACATCGAGCACGACAGAATCCATCCGCCCCCTTGCGCGCAATCCGTAGTTCCCGAGCAGGATGAGCAATCCTGCGCAATCGCCGGGCGCGTCTGAGCCATCACGCGCATTCTGGATCTCCAACCACCGCAGACGGAGGGCAACATGACGCTTCGGTTCATCGGTACGACCAGCGACGACGGCGACTGCCCCACCCTGTACGAGATCGAGGGCACTCAAGAGATCCTCGTCCAGGGCGACCGCGAGACCGACCCAGCTCACCTGGCCGCGTTGCGGGACGTGAAGGAGTCCGAGACCTTCGTCCGTGTCCCACGCACCCTGCTCACCCGCTTCGCGCCGCGCGAGGATCCCCCTGAGCTGCAGCCGTTCGCTTCGATCTCTCATCTGTTCCGGGAGTTCCGCCACACGGCGTGGCGGCTGGAGACTCGTCGCGGCTACGCCTCCGACCGCAAGTCGCCACTGTGGCCGCGGTTCCTGGGCGGGGAGGACATCACGCAGGAGCCGGCCAACGCGTGGCGGTTGAATGTCGAGGAGCAGACCGCGCAGGGTAAGCGATTCGGGCGCGTCCGTCTGGTCGACGAGCCCGCTACCGAGGGGCAGCGGTTCCTGCTGACCCGGGCGCCGAGCAACGTGGCGGCTGGGGAGGACATCCGGTACCTGACCCGCGCCCAGGCGGAGGAGCTGCGGCTGCCGGACTACGACTTCTGGCTCTTCGACTCCAAGATCCTGGCTCGGTTCGCGTTCGACGAGGAGGACACCACGCTCGGGGTGTACGTCACCGAGGACCCGGCCGAGGTCCTGGCCGCGTGCCAGGTCCGCGATGCTGCGTGGCATCACGCCGTACGTACCGAAGAGTTCTCCAGGCGGGTACGTTCCACCATGTGACGACCGACTTCGAAACGGCTCGGCAAGCCCTCGGTGTGCGTCTGCGCGAGTTGCGCCTTGATGCCGGCCTCGAGGGCAAAGACCTGGCGGTCAGAGTCGGCTGGCCGCCGTCGAAGGTGTCCCGGCTTCAGAACGGGAAGCAGACGGCGACCCGCGAGGACCTGACTGCCTGGGCGCATGCGGTCGACCGGCCGGATGTCGAGGGCGAACTGCACGGCCTGCTGGCCGCATTGAACATGAAGCAGCCGCGGCGATCGTGGCGGCGGCAGCTGGCCGGCGGTCACCGCGGCCGCCAGGAGATTGCCGTCCAACAGACCGACGCCACGAAGACCATCCGCGGACTGGAGGTGTCACGGGTCCCGGGGCTGTTCCAGACCCAGGAATACGCCCGAGCCATCTTCGAAGCCAACGCCGAGTTCCGCAGCATCCCGCCGACGACGGAGGACGCGGTCGAGGCCCGCATGCGCCGCCAGGAGGCGCTGTACGACCCGGGTAAGACGTTCCGCTTCCTCCTGTGCGAGGCCGCGCTGTACCACCGCTCGTGCCCGGTCGACGTGATGGCCGAGCAACTGGACCGGCTGTACGGGCTCGTCGGCCAACGTCGTGTGGAGCTTGGCATCCTGCCCTTCGGGACCCAGATGCGGCGTACCGCGCCGCACGCCTTCTGGATCTACGACCGCCGGTTGGTCATCGTCGAGACGATCAGCGAGGAACTGTGGCTCACGGGGGACGAGGACATTGAGCTGTACGAACGGGCGTGGGACTGGCTCGCTGAGTCCGCGGAGTACGGGGCGCCGGCGCGGCATCTGATCGGCCGGGCGAGGGCCTCTCTGGACCTGAGGTAGGGCAATCCGAGCAAGCCGCGTAGCGAGATGCGCAATTGCGCGCAATCGGCGCGCGGCCCTGCAATCCCCCCGCCTACGGTCCTGGGTCATGGCCGGACAAACTCTCATGCAGCGGCGGGCGGGCCACGAGTGGCTCCTGTCTTGTACGGATCGCCCCACCGCCGTACAGCGCGCGTGGAGCGGCGAAGAGCTGGCCCCGTTCCCCACGGGCCAGCACTGGCGAGTGGCAGAGGCTCCGCTTCTGCGGTCTGTGACCGCGATGCGGCGCATCGGGTCGGAGCGCCTCGGCCCTGTCCTCGCTGATGTCGACGCGGACCAGGCCTGGTGGCTCCTTCCGACCGATGTGGGTGACGAGCTGGACGACGTTCGGCAGGTAACCGTTCGTCCGCCCGGCTGGGTTCTGAAGTGCCCACCCGTCCTGTACCACCTCAATGGCCGGATATGGCTGGAACGCCCGGACGGGTCTGGCCGGCTGACCGATCCCGTACTGCTCGGAGCCGCGTTCGGTCCGGGCGGCCGACTCCCAGCGGAGGCCTTCGGATGAAGCAGCAGACGACCCCAGAACCGCCCGTGGTGCTCACGGACCCCACGCGTCCGCCGCGGCCCGCGCCGGGGTGCGACGTGTGCTCGGCACTCGACAAGCAGCGGGCTGCTGCCGAGGGCCGGGGCGATGTGAAGCAGGCCACCACCTACGAGATGGAGATCCGCCGTCATCCCCACCCTGTCGGGAGGGAGACGTGAGCGTTCGGTGGGAGTGGAGGGACACCGGCAGCGGCCCCGGGGCCATGCAGCGTGTGTCAGGCGACGCCGAGTTCAGCCGCACCCGGAAGGCGTACCGGGCGTACGCCGATCACGGCGCGGAGTGCCGCGTCTGCACGCACGACCCGAGCCAGTGCGCCACGGCAGGGGATCTGTGGGAGACATACCTTCGGTCCACCAAGTAGTCCAAGACGCTGAGAGCTCCGGCGCCCGCCTACCTTCCAGGGCGCTGGTCTCCGCCCCTCGTGCCGATGAGGGGCGGCTATCGCCCCGCCGCCGGGTGTTCCCCCGCCCCGGCGGCGGGGTCCCGAACCAGGTCGAGACGTCCTCCGATGGCGTTCTCGATGCGCAGCAGTGTCGAGAGGCGGGCATCGCGTTGTCCGCGCTCGATCTCGGAGTAGGCCGCCCGATCGATGCCGGCGCGTTCCACGACCTGCTCTTGGGTAAGCCCCATTGAACGTCGGGCCGCGCGAAGTCGGATACCGAAGGCGACCCGTCGTGCGACGAGTTCGTTGCGGTCGGGGGGCGGGACGGGCAGAGGCACCCTGTCACGCTGGCCATTTCACGATCTGAAGTCTGTAGGCGAATTCGCCTACATTTCGGCATCATGGATGCATGGTGAAGCGATTAAATGCCTGACGCGTAGGCTCAGGGGGCGATTAGAACAAAGAAGCGAGTGTGCAGTGAGTGACATCAGGCCGGGCCCGGCAACCCCGACCCCATCCGAGCGCCCCGACTGGCTGCCGGATACCGAGGCATCTCGCTTCGCCACCTACAGGCTCGACCCCCCGGTGATCCTTGCTTGCTATGACTGGCATCCGGGCGCCTGCTTCAAGTGTCAATCAGAGAATCGATTCATCACGGTGATCGGGTTCAGGGGGGATGACGGCGACCACGAGCCGGTGCCTCTCACTATGTGCGGCAGCTGCGTCCTCGAGCAGGAAGAGGGCCGCCGGGTGCGGATGATCCAGCGAGGACTGCCGTACGCGCCTGGAACCATCGGGCAGCCGGAATGACGCTTCAGTGGGCTGCCCTTCTGGGGCGGCCCTGGGGCAGACCTGGGGCACAAGGAGCCACACTGCCCCACGAAGAGCCGCACAGGGCCATGGGTGCCAACATGGACACAAAGCAGAGAGGCCGCCTCCCACCTGGGGAAACGGCCTCTCATCATTTACTTCTCTGTCGGGGTGGCGGGATTTGAACCCACGACCTCTTCGTCCCGAACGAAGATCGCAGGTCCGTAAATAGACTCCGCCACGCCGGAGAGTGTGCAGGTGGATCCCGGTTTCTCGGAAAGCGTGGCCCCCGATCCGGGATCCATCTGGGGCAAATCTGGGGCGAAAATCGTGATCACGCGCCAGCGGCGTGCAGCCGACGGATGGGAGTCACGCCCTGGGCTCGCTCCACCAGGAGCCGATCCAGGATCGGCACAGCGGACCGCGGACACATCGCCAGCCGAGCGTCGAGCGCTGCTTCCCACACCTCGGTCAGGCCCTCCATGAGCCGCTCGCGCATCCCTGCCGTGATGTGCGTGTACCGGGCCTGCACCGTGCCGTCGAAGTGCCCCATGCGTTCGTCCATCAGCTTCGGCGGCGTACCGAGTTCTTCCATGATCGTCTTACTCAGGTGCCTGAGCCCATGAGGCGTCAGCCCTTTCGCCACGGGAACCCAGCATGCTTCAGCGCGGCCGGCGGCGCCGCGCCCGCGGGCGGGCACGCCAGGCCATGGGTCGGCCAGCACGGGCACGGGGCGCCGAGGCTGCGGCGCCTTCGGCGGATACCAGCCAGTGGCCGCAGGCTGGAACAGCCATGTGGCGAATCCGCTGCGCCGGTGATGCTCAGCGTGATCGCCTGCCGACGACCCGCGTACATACCGCAGTTCGGCGATCGCGGCCGTGACCCGCTCGCGTGTCGCCTCGACTACTCGGTCCGGCCGGTTGAGGACGTTCGAGACCGTGCCAACGGAGACCTTCGCGAGGGCGGCGACTTCCTTCAGGGTGACGCCTGGTGTGCCTTTCCCATTCGCGATGCCGTATCCGGCGAAGAAATACGAGTTCCCGTGGCACGCGCATTTCGTGTCGGGGCGACGCTGACGGAACTCCGTCAACAGTCGTGAATGCCAGGTGGGAATATCCAGAGTTCGGTACGAGTCCTCTTTCGGCGGGCACCGGTCCAGCTCTCCCGAGTCCAGTTCGTACAGCTGCCACTCGACGCGGATGGTCGTGTCCCGCACGTACTCGCGTTCCAGACCGACGACCTCACCCCACCGCATCCCGGTGTATGTGTCGGTCACGATGAGGACGAACTCGTCGTCCCGACCGGAGAGCAGACTGGCGCGCTCGGCCACGAGGAGCGCCCCAAGCGCATCGGTGATCGCCTTTTCCGGGGTGCGCTGCGTCGACCTTCCGGCGCGTCGGCCCCTCCCTCGCTTTTTCGCGGCGGGATTGGCGCCGATGAGCTCGTCATCGACAGCGTCCGTCAGGATGACGTGCAACGTGCCCCGCCACGTCTTGATGCTCGAGGGCATGTAGCCGGCCGACTTCTCAGCGCGTTCCCACCGCAGCACCATTTCCTTGGTGATCTGCTTCAGGGCCAGGTCCCCGAAGTGGGGCAGGAGATGCTCCTCGATGTGGCGCTTGTAGTTCTGCATCGTCGACGCAGCCAGTTCCTGGGCCTCGTACCAGCGGTTCGCGTACTCGGCGAACGTCTCCAGGCCCAGCTTGGGGTCGCGGTGTCGTCCCTTGCGTACGTCCGTCTCGGCGTCCCGCGCAGCTTTCAGCGCCTCGGACTTGGTGCGGTACAACTTCGGGGCTCCGGCGTCATCCAGCACGGAGCATTTCTTTCCGGCGGCGTCGCGATAGCGGGCGCGAAACCCGCCTACCAGCTGTTCAGTCCACGCCATTGGCTCCCCTTGGGCACCCGCGCGGGGCTACCGTGCGGGCTCTCTCGTCTTCAACTGGGGCTCGGGGCCGACCTCGCTCAGGTCAACGATCTCGCCGTGCCACAGCTGCCATACATCGGCTATCGACAGCCAGCCGGTCATCCCGCAGTTCAGCGCGGCAACCTGCTCTTCGCTGAACATCGCTTCGTTGACGATGACGTGGGCACCCTGCCGGTGTGCCTTGACCACGACCGGGGCGTCTCCCTCAGTCCGTCCGCGCCTGAACTTGATCATGTGGCCCCCATACCGATCCCGAACGCCTATTCGGCACGTGCTCGTCGCGAGTCCGGTCACGATATATATACGGAGCGTCTACACACTAGAGGCGGACAGTAACTCGGCTAGACCTCCGCATCACCATCACGTTCAGCCCGAGCGCGCTCATCGGCCTCAATCATCGCCCTCCAGCGGCGCCGGTCGTCCGGGCCCATACCTGCCAGGTGGGCCACGATGACCATCACGTCATCGCCGTATCCGGACAGCTCGGTCGGCTCGAAGTTCAGGTACTGCCGGGCTACTGCCCGCTGAACCACACGCAGCGGCTTACGGAGGCCGGCCGCGTACGCGAGGAGGTCTTCCTCGGTCGGAGGGGTCTTCACGGCGCCGGTCGCCATCTTGTTGAACTGGGAGCGGCTCAGCGGATAGCCCGCCTCGCGGGCCCGCTTCTCCATCGCCGCATACGGGACACCGGCGTCATTGACCTCGCGGACCATCCGAGAAAGGTCGTCGCGGTCAAGGTCTTGTGCCAGGTGCTCGGGGACAGACACCTCCTCGGAGCCGGTGCGGTCGTCTGCTGCCTTCATCGGGCCTCTCTTCGCGGCGGGCGCTGTCTCGTGCGCAGTGTGGGGGTGAGCCGGGCTGTAGCTGCGAGCGCCGCAGCGGCGGCTCTATCTGTAGACACAGCGTCTATGGATCTAAGTAAACCGCCGGGTAGGGGGCGCCAGCAAGGCGCAAAGTGAGCCGATTAGGCGCACGGGTGCGCCGATCCGTAGACGATTCATCTACGACGTGCTCTAATGTCTCTGGTTGTAGATGAATTGAGCCGCTGGAGAGATGTATGAGAGTGCGCTACCGCCTGCGGGACCCCGACATGTTGCGGCGCGTGATGGATACGCCCGGGCGTGGCGTTCCGTACACGGTGCGCACCCTCGCCGAGGCTGCGCAGCTCAAGCCCGGGCTTGTGGGGCATCTCGTCAGCGGCCGCAATCAGACCTGCGACATGGAAGCAGCCCACGTCATCTCGGAGGCCCTCGGCGTTGCCGTGCTGGTCCTCTTCGAGCCCCCAACGTCTCCAGATCCGCGCAGCTTGACCCAATCCGGAATCGACAAGGAGGAAGAATGCCCCTTCGATCCAGCCCCCCACCCGGCCTCATCTATATCGCCGACACAGAGTCCGGACCTGGTATCGCTACCCGACTCGGAGTCCGTCCCGGCACGATCCGCACCTGGCGGAACCAAGGGCGAGGCCCGCGCACATGGCGTCTGAACGGCCGAGTCGTGTCGAGTGTCAAGGACATCGAGGCGTACCTCGCGCGGCAGGCCGCCACTACCGCCCGGGGCGTGGCATGACCCTGCCTCGTCTGTTCTTCACGGTCGCTGAGGTCTCCGAAGCGGTCGGCGTCTCCAAGTACTGGCTGCGGGAGCAGGCCCGAACTGGCCGAATCTCAGCGGGATTTGCTGCCGGAGCGTGGCGATTCAGCGGCCCTCAGGTCGACGCCCTTGTGGAGCAGATCCAACAGAACGACAGGACGCCGACGCAGCAGTCCTTCGCGGCTGCGGCTGGCCGCCCGCGCAGCACCACCAAGACCAGTTCGGACAGCGCGCGGGTCATGCAACTCGTCGCCAAGCCGCCTCGGCGACGCCGCGCCTGATTCCCCCACACGCATGCGAAACGGGGCCGTGGACCATGCCCGGTCCCTCGACCCCGCCGAAGTAACTCCGCCTCACCCCTATGAAATGAGGTTCACGTGGACCAGGCTACCCAGCCCACCACGCTCACCGCACCCGCCGAGGCCAGAGAGCCGGCCCCGCAGGGCGCGACCATCACCCAGGCCCACACCCTCGTCGGCCGGATCATCGCCCAGCTGACCACGCTGCCCCGCGACATCGAGATCAAGCGCGAACTGTCCGGCGAGTACAGCGTGAACGTCTTCTGGAGCCAGGACGTCTCCGGCGTCAGCGCCCTCGCCTCATGGGCCGGTGCCTCCTGGGAGCTCACGCCCAACGCCCTCGGCTCCGGCGTCTACGCCGAGGCCCGCCTCTGCGTCGACGGCGTCGACATACTGGCCTGGACCCTCCTGAGCCCCGCCGAGGCCGCCGACGCCGAGCAGCTGCTCGCGGCCTCCCGGACCACCCCGCCGACCGAGGCCGCGTCCGAGACGGAACCCGCGCCGGTATCGGTGCCGCTCGGCGAAAGCCCCGCCGCCCAGGACGAGACCGCCCTGTACGACGAGTCCCTCAACCGGTACGTCGCCTCCCTCGGCGGAAGCGTCGTCGCCCAGATCCCCGCCGTCGAGGCCGGCACCGACGAGCCGGACACCATCTCCTTCGCCCCCGCCGTGGAACCGGGCCACATGGTCGTCCTCGCTCCGACCGACCCGCACACCGGCGGTGACCGGTGAGCCGGGTCCTGCAGCACCAGCTGCACTCCCGGATCGAGATGGCCACGGTCCTCGCCGACCTTCCGCTCACCGCGCAGCAGATCGAGCACCTGGCCCTCGAGCTGACCGGCCCGGTCAAGGCGCTGATCGCCGAGGCCACCGCAACGGCCGACGAGATCGTTCCCGTCGCCTACGCGCTGGCCGAGCAGGCCGCCCCCGTCGACCGGCACGTCACCGAGTACGCGGGCTGCCGCTCCGCCATCCACCCCGAGGTAGAGGAAGACTCCCCGGCCGCACTCCTCGCCCTCGAACTGCGCGGCATGCAGCCGGACGTCACCTCCACCGACGTGCCCACCCCCACCCACCTCACGATCACCGTGCGGCCGCAGTCCCTCCGCGCGTGGGACTGGTGGCTGAACAAGGCGTCCGCCACGAACGGTTCGGTCCGCAGACACGGCCACCTCGTCACCAGTACCGGCCACTACGGCGAGGTCACCGTGCACCTACGCGGTGAAAACGTCGGCCAGCTCCTCGATGACGAGGCCGCCGCCCAGCCCGCCAGCCACCCCCGCAACGTCCTCGCCACGCGGGCGAGCGAGCACCCATGGTGACCGGCAACGGAATGGCCTTATGGCTCGTCATCACCGGATCCGCGACCGGCACCGGCCTCGTGCTGTGGCTGCTGAAGCTGCTGATCGACGCCGCCGACCACGCCCCCGAGCAGGCGCCCGAGCCCGCCGAACCGGTCCCC